TGTCCGTTTAAGTAATATAATACATAATTTTCGTTATCTTGTATAGTCTGTATTCTTGGTGCGTTGGTTAAAAATCTTGATGATTGACTCATCTCAGGAACACTTGGATAATCAAATAGATATTGTGACATTGGTGACAATGTTCTGTTAATATCCAATGTATTGATTGTTACACCTGTTCCAATAACTGTTCCCAATTCTTGGTCATAGTTTGGAAGGATGAACTTATCTGTACCCATTTCAAATGCCCCACCAATATAATCAAAATAATTACCAGTGTTAGTAAATCCACTTGCAGTAAATCCTGTTGATAAACCACCATAAGGAATGTCTGTATAATGACTAAAATTATTACTTGGTGAACCTGTATATTCAGTTATAATTGTTGTACCTGATACATAACTATATCCATATTTAAAATTGGCCTTAATACCATTTGGGTATGGATTGTTAATGTTAATCAACTCATTTGTTGAATACCAATCATTTAAATAATAATTTGTGTAATGTTCTGATTTAACATAATTTGACATATAATCATATGGTCTTATGTTAAATTTGTACGTATATGTTGCACCTGATTGTGATACATTATATGGTACTACTGACATTCTTCCAACTGTTCTATCGTCAGAAAACATATCTACGTTTAATACCATTGATGGTTGGTATGTATCACCAGTTAGTATTACCTCATAGGTTCCACCTCTTTGGTATATCATATCCGCAGAACGTCTTATTTGTGAATTACTATTCAGACCATTTGCGTATTGTTGTGGGTATCCGAAACTCATATTAAATTCCTTCTATTAAATCGATTAATTCTTCATATGCCTCATCTCCTATTAGTTCCATTATTCTTGGGTCATTCCCAATCATTTCTAATGCAACATCAAGAAAGTTTGATGGTCTTATTCCGAATTTTTTTATGTTTGATTGTATTGCAAATGCAAAACTTTTTCTTGTTATAAATTTTCCTTTTTTATCTCTACCTTGTAGTCCTCTTTCCTTTATCCACTTTTCTAACGCACTAATAGGTACTTTTCCTCTGCCAGGTAATCTTCCTGATTGTACCCATTGTGAATATTGTTCTGCCAGTACTTGTATTATTGTTTCATCTTTTTGTTTAACAACTTTTACTTGAATACTGTCTCTTAATTTACCACTGGCAACTTTATTTCCAACACCTCTGAATTTGGCAAACCCAAATGGATAACGTTTTTGTTCTAACGTTTTCTTGAGTATTCCCTCAATTATTGGTGCTATCTTTTCTAAATCCATGTTATATTATTGTATAAAATCTTAAATCAATTTCTACTAATGGTAAATCCTTAACCCATAATGTGTCAGGATTTGTTGTTTGTACTATCTCTTCTTCAGAAATAAAATACTGGTCGTTGTTATCCAATACTGGATTATAAAATTGTTCTCCATCAAACTTTGATGATTGAAGAATAATCTTTTGGTCTAAATCTACTATTGCTCCTTTCATATTATCTACCCATTTCTGTTATATAGGTATTCCATATACCTGACCAAGCTCCAACTTCTCCACCTGATATTGAACTACCTAATGTATAGAAGTTGTAACTATTGTTATTGTAATAGTTCGGTGAACCATTTTCATTTAATGCACCGATGAAATAATTGTTATCTGTTGTGAACGCAGTTCTTGTATTTGTATCTGTATAAAATACCACACCATCTTTGTATAGATAACCTGTACTTGCCGATGGTCTTACACCCGTCATTACACTTGTATAATCAGGTAATGAACCCAAACTACCCGCCAAGAACCATAAACCTAAAGATACTTGTCCACCTGTTACCAAGTTACATCCAAATACCTTTCCTTCACTTGAATTATAGTAACCATCCCAACCAACGTTTTGTGGTGTTGTATTGGTTTGTCTAAATGAGAAATGGGCATCAGGGAATTGTACTACACTATCAATTGATATTCCTGTATTTGCGTATGAGTTTGAACCATTGGCTGTCATCCCACTTGATGTGTGTGTCCAACCACCGAATAATGTTAAATTATATGTGCCAGGTGATTTGGCGTTTATTGCGTTTGATGCACCTGTTCCACCAACCATTGGATACATACCAACTAATCTACTATAGAAACTAGTACCTGTACCACCTGACTTTAATGCAACAAATAAGTTATTTACTGCCGTTTGTTGTGTTGGGGTATAAGTTCCTCCCGCAGTTGTTATTGCTGCCAAATATGTTGCCGCATCAGGATCTAAGGAAGGTCCTGATACAACTTGTTGTCTATATGCGAATGGTGCAAATATCATATTATATAAAATTCTTTGCTGCTACTACTTGTAATGTTGAACTGTCAAAACTTACAAGAGTTAATATATCTAATGAACCTGATGTTGCTGTTGGTGTATATGCCGAACCTGATGGTTGTAATACATTTGGACCAAATGAAACAGTATTACCATTATGTGGTACAACTTTTACGTTTACTGTTTGACCTGGTTTAACACCACTAAATTCAAATCTAATATTGTTACCCGCAACACCTAATGGTACATTGAAGAAATTACCTGTGTTAAGGTTCATTGATGCCGTGTTATTTAATAATGTAACATCTTGAACGTTACCATTTACAGAACCTGTAATTACTGAACCACTGTTTAATGTTAATGGTTTCAATGAAGTTATTCTACCATCTGTGTATGAACCTCTATGTTGGAATGTCATTACTGGTTCAGGTTGACCAGCACTGTTCATTGCTATTAATGATGGTACTGTTGTACCTGTTAATGATGGTGCACCAACTATACTTGGGTTTGCTGACATACCAATATATTTACTGGTTGTTGGACCACCTGTTGAATCTGTATGGTTAACCAAGAATTTACTAACTGTACCCGCAAATGAACCTGAGTTAGCAACCACAGAACCTGGTGTTAATATTGCTGAACCTGCTGCCGCATATGAACCTGATACCGTTAATTGTGCCGCATTACCCGCACCTACTGTGGTTGAAATTAATACTCTACCATCAACAGATATATCGTTTGCTGCCGCACCTGATACAAATAAACTACCAGTGATTATTGTGTTTGTTGTATTGATAGTTGTAACTGTACTACCATTATTGTTTTCTATTCTTATACCTCTATCATCAACACCCGCATATTTCGCATACAAGAATAAGTTTGCCAAATTACTACCTGTGTTGGTTGACATTTGCATGAATGAACCACTATATATACCACTTAGTGAATACGCCTTATCATAATTACTTATTTCAAATAAGTTATTGTTGTTATATCTCATCGCCACTAAGTTTGACGATGTTGCAGCTAATGCTGGTCCTCTATCAAAATATAAACGCCATAAGTTGGTATCACCATCTACTGTCAATGCTGAATTAATGTGTGATGAACTAATATATACATCACCTAAGATTGTATTTGTTTGTCCTACTGATGATGATACAAATAATGAACCTGTGATTGTTTGATTACCATTGAATTGATTTGAACCTGTTGTGGCAAATCCTATTTCTGTACCTGTTTCATTTACCCATTGACCATAAGAACCTGAACGATAAACCAATAAATCACCATTAACAGGACTTGTAATATCCACATCGTGTAATTCCGATAATTCATAACCATTATCTATGGTGATATATGCAGAACCGTTATTTACATTATCTCTTAATACTTGACCTAATCTTACTTCGTGATATGGTGCTGGTACAGATTGTGTTGTGTATTGACCACTTGATGATAAGAATAATAAACTACCTGCGGCCATACCATTTGTATTGATACCAAGAACCTTACCTTGAACAACAATATTGGCAAAACCATTATGTACAACATCTTCACTCAACATACCTAATGTATTTGCTGAGTTTGCGTCATCAGTCCAAGATGCAGTATCAAATGTTGGATTATCACCATCAGCACCAACAATTCTTACGATTGTACCTCTTGTTAAACCACCAGTGTTATTACACTTACCTCTTACAATTAAATCATTTGCAATTGATGCGGTTGCGGCATTTGATACCGTACCATTAATATTACCTGTTACAGTTAATGAACCTGTAATTTGAATGTCATTTGTGGTTGCATAAAATGAACCTGTTTGATTGAATATACCATTACCACTACTTCCTGATGAACCACTACTACCAGAACTACCTGAGGTTCCTGACACACCAGACGAACCACTTGTTCCAGATACACCAGATGAACCACTGGTTCCTGATGAACCTGCCGCACTGAATACTGACCACCAAGATGGTTGAACAGATGGTTGTTTATTTAAGTTTCCATTTTGTAAGGAAACATATGATTGTCCGTTATATGTTATAACATCGTTTAAGTTATATGTGGTTGTGTTATCCCATGTTCCACCATAAGAAAATCCGATACCTGAAGTACCAGATGAACCAGAGGACCCTGAAGAACCTGAACTACCTGATGATCCACTTGAACCAGATGAACCTGATGTTGTTCCTGTGATGGTTATACCATTAATCGAGAATGAACCCGATATGTTAACTTCAGTCAAACTCATTTGTAATGGGGAATTGTCACCATCACCTGTTTGAACTGTTTGTAATGTATTAGTTAAACCATTCGTACTATCTGCCATTTTTAACAGACCTTGGAATGATTGACTTACATGTAGATTATTTAATTGACCCATAGTGTTAATATTTTATACATTTTTCCAATCCTTGGAAACGTTTTTCCATAATTCTTGAACCTCTTCCCATGTTAATCCTGTTACGAATGGTGTTTCAGGAAGTACACATCTATCGTAGTTCGCCTTCTGTATGAAATGGAAATTGATTATCCAACCTGATAAGATTGTTTCAGTCTTTTCATAAAAAGGTTCAACAGATGCCTCCCATCCCGCTTCAAAATCTGATAAGTACAATTTGGAGAAAAAGTCTTTAACAATTTCCAATTGGTCAGATAATACATCCGCCTGATTTGAAATATCATTATTTAACTTATCAACAAAGAATACTTTCCATCCTAAATGGATATGTCCTGTCTGAATATGAGTACTATCAGGTAGAACATACATACGTGGATATTCTGGTTCTTGTTTTGTTATTATATCGTTTGTTAATTGTTCTATATCACCAAACCCATATGATTTTATTTGTTGATGTAATGTTCCAAATTTTTGAAACTCACCCAACACATACTTATAACTATTGAAAACTAAATCCTCAGGGAATTGAAAATCTCCTAATACTGGTGGTGTACAACTGTTATAGTCAAACGCCACTTGGAATGATACGTTTAATGTCCATCCACCCAATATGGTTTCAAATCTCTCAATGAAAGGATAAATATCAGGGTTCTCATCCACAACCAAATACCAACTGAAGTTACCTTGTTCTTCTGTATATGATTGTAACAGAATGGTCCATACGTCCATAACCGTTCGTAAGGTATCGGACATTACGTCAGTTTGATTTGATTGGTCATCATCAACTCTATCCATAACAATAATGGAGAATTGATAATGTAGATGATTTTCATTTAGTCTAACCTCTCCAGGGACAACGTACATTCTTGTATATTCGGGTTCCTGCTTCGTTATAATGTCATTAGTACATTGTGCTAGGTCACCAAACCCATAAGATTTAATCTGTGGGTGATGGTAGGCGATTGACCCTAAATCGGCTAATATCTGTTTATAGTTTATTGAACTTGTATTCATCCTACTTTTAAATATAAATTTATTTGAATTGTTACTTGAAATTATATTCCACCCATAAGTTTTTTCTGTTGTTTAATTTGTTCTTGTTCCCAAGAAATAAGAAAAGATAATTGATTAAGAACTTCCGTTATGTTTTTCTTGTAGATATACTCGTGTTTTGTAAAATCGTTGTCAGCAATTTTGTTGACGACCAAAAACCACCCGAACGCCTGGTGGAAGGAGTTTTGTACCTCATCCTCCAAAACATCCATATTACCTTTATCATTTCCATCATCGTCATCTTGTTCGTCAAATATGGTTGGGTATAATTTAAATATTTCTCTGCGAATTTGATAAAAAAAAACTGTGCCCCTAAAACATATGACACATCTAAATTCTTTTTAAACTCTTCGGCTCGTTTGGGTAGTGTTTTTAAATCATATGGTTCTATATCAAAATTATGTTCTGATACTTCATTGATTATGGGTCTATACATAATTGCTGCTAGTATATGTAACATATTCAATAATTCATCAACCTTCTTGGTTGCAATCGTATCCATGTCAATAAACTCGGCAAATGTCAAATCTCTCCAATCTTTAAAAAATCCATACTTAACACCATTTAATTCAAATCTATCAACAAAGACAACATCTTCTTTCTTTGGTAATCTGTCTGTTACAAAATTGGAAATGAAAACAATATCATCAAATGGACAATCCAATAAATCAGATAATGGACAATCTGTCAAAATGTTAATTAATTTTGCGGCAAAATAATCCTCAGTGAATAAATCTTTTACTTTATATATTTTTGAATATTGTTCAATTGTAATGGTATCACCAATGTAGTATTCTTTATCTTCAATCTTAAATTTTAACATATATGTATATTTTATGCGAATGCAATGGAATATCTTCCTGTTGCCTTCATGTTCTTTATTTCATAGTACATTCTCATCATCAATGCATCTGAAAGGTCAGGAGACTTTCCTAATATCCTTTTCATCTCATCTTTTGATTGAACTGCCACTTTATTATCTTTATCTATGTCTTTTAGTTTTATTGCTAGTAGTTCCTGTGTTAAATCTTCCACAATACTTGGTTCCAATATGTTTAGACTTATCTTTCCTTCCTTAAACATATCGGCCAACTTAACATAACACTGTGATTTTAAATTGGTAAAGTTCTGTTCGTGTAATGGTCTTGCGTTGTTGACAAAGTTTGTTGCCCTTAACTGGTCACTCACACCGCCTCCTACGCCATCACTATCCACAATCACATTCTGTGGATGTATTCCGTGTGACCTTATTAAGTCCTTAATTTCGGACGATAATTCTGTTGTTGATAGTTTTCTATAGACGTGACATTCTACGACCACCAGACCCACCCAAACCATTGCCACAGACCTATCATCACCAAACCTTGCTACGTCAATTGTTAAGTACTTCTTATCTGTGTTATTTGGAACATTTCTAAATACTGATACAGATATATCATCAAACTTGAATAGGTTATCACTTTCATCCATATAATCCCAATCACCTTCCAATAATCTTTTCCTTTGTTGTGGTGGTAATTCTTTTAATGATTCTATATAGGATGCTGGTAAGTGTGGGTTATCTGTTGGTAATGATGGTAAAAATACTTTGTTCTCTTCCAATGTTCCCTGAACATATGGTAAATAAAAATCCTTTTTAATCCAATTGTTTGCGGGGTTACAGGTCATTAATATCTTTGGAATGAAATTATATTCATTCAGTTTATATCTTATACGAGATTTAACGATATTGTATGCCAGTGATGTAATTTGTGCGGCCTCATCAATAAATGCAGCACTAATCTCCAACGAACCTAAACTATCATAGTTAGGGTCTGATGGATTATAGGCAAGGTCCTTGAATATAATCTCAGACTTGTTATAGAATGTTAGAACATTACTTTGTCCATTATAATTAAAATGTTCACCTGACTTTAATCCAATACTTGACAATAATTCAAATAAAGTATTAAGGGTTGTTAGTTTTAATTGGGTCAATACCGCACGACCAATCAAATATCTTGTACCAGGGTATTGAAGACATAATGTAGTTATCCATAAACATCCAACATAACTTTTACCACCACCCGCAGAACCACCAAATAAAACCGTATTGGTCTTATTGTCTGTAAGATATTTCCACGCTTGTGATTGTCTCTTAGTTGGATTGATTGTTATTTCCATTATAGTTGAATAGGTTTAATTGTTTTAACAGGTTCCATTTGATTATTCATGGATTGTTGAAACATTTCTATTTCTTGTTTTATTTCTTCTTCCGTCATATTCTTAAAACGGGCCATTGTCTCACGATGAATCTTTTCAATCATCTTCTTTCTCTCTCTTTCTTGTTGTCTTTTAAATCTTCTTTGTAGGGATGCCATAGTCAAAAACGAAGTTTTACGCGTAGTTATGTTAAATTTTTTTAATCTGTTAGATTAATGTTAATAGATATTGGTTCACCATTAGATGTAATATCAATCTTACGTTGTTCCAATCCATATAGTTTATTAATGTCGGCTAAAGTTTCACGTTCCACCCTTTTATTGTTGTCAGAACGGGCCCTAGCAAGAAGGTCAAAGTACCTTGATAACTGTTCGGAGATAATCTCTTCCGTCTTCTCTTCGTACCTTGCTTTAAGGCGATCCTTGCAGTCCTTCCAAACATTTTCAGCCGCACGTTCGGTAATTCCCCATCGTTTGGCACCTTGTTGTCTAAATTCTGTGTATGAGAGTTTTTCATATAATATCATTTCAAGTGCCTCAGGGATACGTTCTTCGTATGTAGCAATATTGGATTTTCTTCCCCCTTTATTTTCTTTTTCCATTATAGTTTAATTTTTAATGTGTTTGTTATGTAATTCTTTAATATTCTTGTTTGAGTATGAACACAACTATAACAATTAAAATCAAATTCTTCGTCAAATAAAGATTCATATACCTTCTTGATAAATGGTTTTTCTTCCTCTTTTAAACTACCCAACATAATATAGGCAGTTTTAATTTCATCTACTGTTGGGATATATTCTGTTAATTGTACTGGTAATTCTGTATTACCTACTACTTCCACCTCTTTCTTCTTCTTACAGGACTTACATCCTTTTACTTTCTTTGGTGGGTTTTCTATTGCCTCTTGTCTTAATTGTTCCAATCTTTCTAATTCGTTACTCATTTTCTTTTGTATTTTCAGATTGTTTTATTTGTTCTGCAAGTTCTATTGCATGTTTTTCCATTTCTTGTGCATGGAATTGTTCTACTGTTTGTGGGATTTGTTCAACCACTTGTTCTTTTTTCTTTTTACAACCGCAACTCATATATATAAAATATAAGAAATTTATTCTTCGTTTAGTCTATTTAAGACATTATTTTTTATTTGTGTTTTACCTTCCTTAATATAACGACTTATACTTGTTAATGGAATAGTTGTTTTTCTTGATACCGCCTTGAGTGAATTTAGTGTTAGGTACATATCCAAGATTGATTTTCTAAACCAATCTAGTTCTGAATATTGTTCTTCTAGTATTTGGAATAATTGTTCTGTTTCAAATGATTCTTGATCTGCCTCCATATTATATACATCCGATAGTTCTGAGTATGTTAGACGTTCTTTTCTAATACGATAATGGTATGGAGATGTTTGTGAGTAATAGTTAACTCTCATGATTGAGGTGATATAATACTTGATGCTATCGTCATTATAGTTTTTTAGTATAATATTATCCTTCTGATAAAGTTGGAGAAATACTTCGTGTAATAATTCCCTGGATGTTTCCTCATCCTTCTTGGTTATTTTTCTTGCAATTGATAATAACTGGTAATAATTACACGTTATAAATTTTTCAATTTGTTGGTTCATTCATTAATTTTCTAATATCCGTCAAGACTTGGCAAACTTCATATTCTTCCTGTTCTTGATTTGTTATGATTGAACTTTCCAATAACAAGTCCAATACTTTTATTCTATCCATATCAGGTCTTAAGTGTTTGTCTAACATATGTAACATTATATCCATTATCTCATTACATAATATATCCTTATCTTCCTTATTGTATTTGAAGTAGTCTATTGGTATTTCTAATTCACCAACTTTGATATGTTCATTAGGCGTTCCCATGTTCTTTGAGTTTGTTATGAATTATTCCTATTGATCTTCCCATTATATTGGCAATCTCCTTTATTCTCATTCCCTCTTCACGATACTTTATTATCCATCTTATCTCATTTACTGTTAATGGTTTTGTTTTAAATTGATATTCTTTTACTTTTAAGAATACTGGTTTACCATCAACAATCTCTTTTACACCAGGTTTGTACCAGATGCCAGTTGGTTCATCAAATAAATACCCCAACAATGTCATTAATTCAAAAGTATTTTTCTTCTGGTATTCATCGAAGTATGAATTTGGAAGTTGACCAATCATCATACTTCCACCCTTTTCTACCTTGTGTTCCGCATATTTACTTCTAGATTCTTTGGTGGCACATTCCCTACATAGATGTGACCGGTATACCTTCTTGCCATCTTTCTTTCTCTTGTTGAAGTAGTAATGTTCATCAGTTTTATATTCATTACATCTACTACATAAGTGAGTACCTTCAGGTTGTACTAGTACTTCTTCAATGATTGGTACTGGAGGGGTCAAATCTTCGACTGGTTGAGTTATCTTTTTACTTTTGATTAATTCCCTGTATATTTTTTTTTGAAGGTTAAAACAGGCCTTACAATACTTTCTAGTACGCATCTTACCTTGAGTAGAATGCCAATAAGTATCGTACTGGTCAATTGATTTAATTTCTTTACACTTGGAACAACATATCATATTACAATAAATACTAGAATAAATTAAAAAATCCCACTAGACAATGATTAGTCTTGGTGGGATTAAGGATAATTGGCAAATCATCTAATTAAATTATACCAAAAAATATCTATAATATCAAATTAATGTAATAAATTTTACTTCTGGTTCTCCTGATTTATGATAATTGTTGAGGATATATTTGTCTAGTTCACTTCTAGTTTCTTCTGGAAGTGTAAGAAGAAATTGAATATACTTCTTCTTTCCAATATAACTAATTGAGTAGAATTGTTTTAAACTCAACTGGCCTTCTCTATATTTAATTTCTGTTTTCATACTAGTTCTAGATTACATATATATAAATATATAAAAAATTAATTTAATAAACAAATTATTTAATTGAGGTTAATTCTTTTTCTAGTTGATATTTCTTTTGTTCTAGTTCAAATCTTTTGTCTCCGGCACTATTATCATTTTTAATTAAATCCAATTGCATTACAATTTGTTCCAGTTCTTCTAGTATAATATCTTTATTTATTACTTTATTTAATTCTTTATTTAATATAGGGTATATAATACTGCCAACTTCACCGACTAATGATGTGTCGGTAGACCGACTAATACTGTTCGGTTCACCGACTAATACGTTCGGAGTACCGACTAATGGTTTCGGTTCGCCGATCATCTTCAATGGAACGATAGTTCTTCTTTCTTTACCATTTACCATTACTCTTTCACACTTAATATAACCTAGTGTTTCCAATTTGGTAACTCGTTCACTTGCGGTAGTTCTACTTACTCCCAACATAAATCCCAATTTATTATTGGACATATACATCTCTTTGTTATTATTATGGAATGAATAGATTAATGCAAGAGTCATCTTATCACTATCCTTCAATTCCTTGTTCTGTAAAATGGTATATGGAACCATTAAGAACTGTTCTTCTTTACTATTTTTCATAGTTATAAATTGAAAAGGGTCACCAAATACTCACTGGTTCTCACTTCAGTTTTCTTTGGCAACCCCTAAAATCTTTAATGTCCTATATTGTGAGAACGGACTTTATATTACAAATGTATACAATAAATACCTAACTTCCAACAAAAAGTTTCAAATATTTTGTACTTTTAATAAAAAACACTATATTTATAAATATAAACGAAAATATCATTATGGAAAAGTATTGTAAGAAATGCGAACAAACAAAATCAACAACGGAGTTTTATAAATGTACTCCCAACAAAGACGGACTACAACACTACTGCAAAATCTGTTGTAATAAAAGTTCTAAGGAATTTAGAGTAAAGAGACCAGACTACTATTGGGGTGAGGATGGTTACTTCAGAAATAACTATGAAGAGTTGATGGTATATCAAAAGGGTAGACAGACCGCAGATAAATCACCAAAGGTTTATATGATTACAACTCCTGATGGAGTATATATCGGTTCAACTAAAAGATTCCTATATCTTAGAATGATTGGACACTTAACCGATTATATCACAGGAAAGAAAATCATCCCATTACTACACCAATCATTTGATAGATATACAATACCTGAAGTTAGACAATTCATCAAGGATGTTAAACTATTGGAAGAATTTGAAGGTGATAGAAGTGAGGCACGTAAAAGAGAGTTGTATTGGATTGAACATTATTCCAACTTAGGTTATAACCTTCTCAACATGAGAAAACCATACAGAGAAAAAAAGTCAAAGAAAAATTTGGCCAAGTAAAATATTATTCATAAATTTACATAAACTAATAAAACAAAAAAAAATGGCAAATCAACCTTACTCAAGAGAAATTAACATTCTCCGCCAATCTCAACAGAAGATGGCATTTGACTTAGCACGTTCAAAAGGCGTAAACCTAAGTGTTATGGAACTTCAACGTATGACAGATGTATTCGTTGAACTATGTTTAAGACCAATGGATAAGGACCTCAAAGAAAGGGTTACAAAACTTGATAATTGGTTGGAAGAAAAATCACAAGTTGCAATTGAACAAATTGTAATGGATGGGGTATTATATAAATAAGTTACGTTCATATTGATTACTTAAAGGCTGAGGGTGGTGTGTCCTCAGTCTTTTTTTTTAATATATTTTGAACTTTTGAAATTATTTGTTATATTTAATATTAGTGGGATGTAACACGGTTCTGATATTTTCATCTATTAATCGCCATTCTTTAACTTGTGTTGCATCCCCTTTTTCTATGACTAAACTAAAAAAAGATATTATAGAGTTTGTTGAAATGATTGCAACACTGTTCGGTATTTGTGTTGGATTTTTATTAATTACCACAATGTTTATGTTCACATATGCCTTGTTTAAGTCAATTATTTCTTTTATATTTTAGTACATTTTATTAGTTAAATATATATCCATTGAGAAACCCATCGAAAATTTTTTTGGTGGGTTTTTTGTTTATTCAATATTTTTTATTATCTTTGTATAGATAAGACTTACTGACTATGTGTTTAAGGTTTTTCCAATATATCGCCTTAAACTATAAACCCCCTTCTTTTTAGTTGGGGGTTTTTTGTTGATTATCAATCAGTTATAATTTTTTTTAAAAATATTTGAAAAAATATTTGGATATTCCAAAATGTCACCATACCTTTGACCTATCAAATCATAAAAAAGTCAGGATAGACTATAAAACCACAAAAATTATGAAAAATAAAATCACACAAAAAAACATTGATTGGAACAAAAAATTCCTAAAAGAAGAGTGGGAATATTGTATTAAAATGATTCATGATAGAATTGAAGAATTAGATACACTTACAATTGAAAATTACAAGGAATGGTTATCGCAACAACATGAAGTAATGGGATTGGTTAGAAATGTATTAGGTAAAGGATATTATTATATGACAAAAAATAGCCCTGATAAAAATTATAGAAA